GCGATGCGAATGCGTCGAATCCATTTGTCAAGGTCTTCGCGCTCGAAGTAGCATAGTTTGCCATTTGGCTTGTAATATGGGATTGCCTTATTCATCATGAGCTTGTGGAGGTAGGATTTCTTGATTCCTAAATACTGTGCTGCTTCGTCTGTGGTGAGTAAATTATTTGTCATCTTTGTTGTTGATTTTGTTTTCTAATTATATTTCTTCCAAACCTTGGGTGACGTTTGTGTCGTCATTTCTTCCTTTGGTTTGCGATGCAAAGTTACCTCCATTCCTACGTGGGGCAACGTGGTCTCTACGTGGTAGATACAAAAAGAACGGCATCCTATACTGCTGTAAATTAGCAATATAGGATGCCGCTAAAGTTAAAATAGCTTAACCTACGTGGTAGCTACGTAATCCTGCGTGGTAATTACATCGTTTGAGCTATTTTTATGGCGTTTTGTATGTCTGTTACGAACGTTTTATTCTCATTGGTTCGTGTGCTTTCAGGGTCTTTATAATGGGAATAGAAATGCGCAGATGATATGTTGCACTTCTCCAAAATAAGTTCAATCCATGCTTTGGAATATGCCTCATTCTCGATGCACTGTGATACAGCATGAATCATATAACATACGCGCGTGTTCTCGCGATACCTAACCTTGACCGGATTTGACAATTCACGCAAGTTGAGCAACTGTGCGAAGTCAGTCCCGGTCAGACCATCAAACTGCTTGCCCTTGCACACTCGATACAGGTAGCAGCACATGGTGATGTCAATCAAATCGCATTGACCGGCAATCTCTTTGAGCTTATTCTTCACTGCTTCCATTGCTCTTGAGTAATTGTTCAAATTCAAAATGCTTGTCAAAAGAATCAACATTGGCAACAATGCTGTCGGCAATCTGTGCGATGCGATTAATCAGCACAACAACGAACGTTATATCGAAGTAGAATAGTGGTGCTAACTCACTTTCAAACTGTCGCTTCTTTTGGTACAACTTATCGATATGCGCTGCTACTTCATCTTGCTTATCTTTGACGGCATCGTACTGTCGGCTATAGTCGGTATACTCAGGAGAGTCAACCCACACATTGCTCATACGATGGTCAATGGTGCGCATCTCCTCGCGCAAACCTTTTGCAATTTTGCTCTCAGCTTTAATTTCATCTTCCAGCGGCTGCAGGTAGGTCTTGATGTCGGCTTGCGTGTCGAACGTATCAAACAATGTTGCTGAACGGTAGTAAATCGCCTTGAACTCTTTTGCAACGTCTGATACCTGCTTTGCCTCAGAGATAATACGCGCTCGTTCTCCGGCATTTACAGCCTGTGTCGCGCTTGCGATAATAGCATTCGTATCCTTACATTCCTTGTAAATAGAGAATAACATCTTCTTGTCGTCAAGCGACAATGACCGAGATTGCTCATATTTTTCGAGTAAACGGTTTATTTGCAGGATGCTATCGGCTATATTTATTAATGATGTATTCATGTCAAATGGCTTTTGATTGAGTGGAATCTTGCATTTTATCGAACGCTGCATCAATCAAACTGACTGCATCATCCTTCTTCTTATTGATAATCTTCGCGTATATCTGAGTGGTCTCTACTTTAGTGTGACCTAACAACTTAGATACGGTATAAAGGTCAACATCGAGTGTCAACATCATTGTCGCAAAACTATGCCGACTGCTGTGGAACGTAATTGGTTTGGTGATTCCGGCGGCTTTCATCCACGGTGTAAGATACTGCGGCGCACTCACTTGTTCGGGCAGCCCGGGGAATAATCGTGCATCCTCGCTCATATCTTTTCGCTCCGGAATCCAATTCACCGCTTTCTTCGACAGAGGAATGTAAATCGGTGACTGAGTTTTGTGCATAATGATGTTGATGCGATAGCTGTCACCTTCTTTCAACAGGTCGCTCCACTTCAGCCTGCGAATGTCGCTAATGCGAAGACCGCAATAGCAACCGAACAGAAACGCTGATTTAATCAGTTCATGATCACAAGGTGTCGCTTCAAGTCGTTGCACTTCCTCAATCGTGAGGAACTCGCGCTTGCTCTCCGGTGCTTTAATCTTGTCTTGCACGGATAATTGCTGAAGTGGATTCGTTGGTATAACATCTTCACGTACCGCCATATTGAGCGCGTTTCTCAGGCAAGCCAAATAGTTGATGGCGGTGTATGGCTTGATTAACTCGCCGTTTGCCATGCGATATTCATTGCGTAAAAAGTTGGTGAGACCGATGCAATAGTTGCGATCAATATCTTTCATTGCTATATCTATATTATATTGTGATATGGCATGGATAGTGTTGTGGATTAACTTCTTATCCTTAACACCTTTCTTCTCCTGAGCTTTGCGAAAGGTCTCCATCCAATCGCGCAAACGTTGTTTGGCTTTGATGGATGTGTTCTTGAGTCCGGCTTTATTATTGGTATATTCCAGAATGCGTTGCAACTTGATAGTGTTGGCAGCATTCATGGTGGCTTCATTCTGTGCTTTGATTTTCGCACTTGAACCGGGTAGCAGATATAGTTTCAAGAACTCGTAGCTACGTTTGCCGTCAATGTAATAATCGAGATATAGTGATTGTGAACCATCAGACAATGCTTTGGTGCGTAGTCTGATTGGCTCTTTTGGTGATTTCTTTGTTACTGTCTTTGCCATATATTATGGAGTGAGGTTTATAAATTGTCTAATTTGCTGATAGCGTCATCTTTTTTCTTGTTCACGATTTTCGCATATCGCTGCGTGTGGCGTATGCTGGTGTGACCAAGAAGTTTGGAAACGGTGTATAGGTCTGCGCCAAGTGTCAGCAACATAGTCGCATACGTGTGCCGACTGACGTAAAATGTTACAGTCTTGTTTGTGATACCGGCTTTTTCCGCCCAAATAGGGATATATTTTTGCACATTATCATATCTCAAGGTCGGGAACACCTTGTCGCTATTGGGCGATTTTTCCGGCATCCATTTAATTGCTTGCAAAGGAAGGGGAATATGGACAATGCGCTGAGTTTTGGATATTTTGGTGGCAACAGTCCAGTGCTCGCCATCCTTGTTAATGTCGTTCCATGTCAGAGATTCAATATCACCATAGCGTAAACCGCAATTACAAGCAAATAGAAAAGCCTGCTTCACTTCCGGATGCTCGCACGGAGTGTCGATAAGCTTCTGAACTTCTTCAATGGTGAGATATTCTCGGATATGTTCCAACGGCTTGAACTTATCGGATGATGGAATAAGAGTAACCGGATTCACAGAGATATATCCTTCTTGAATAGCAACATTCATGGCTGTGCTAAAATTGCCGAGGATATTGAAGCATGACTTAGAGCTTAGATGCTCACCGTTTGGCATGGTATATTCGCTACGCAAATAATCAATAAAACCCAAACAATAAGCCTTATCAACATCTACAAGGGGGATGTCTTTGCCATATAATCGAATGTAACGAGCAATGCGAGTGAGGTCTTGAGTGGACCGAATACCTCGCGCTTTCTGAATCTCGGTAAATTTAGCAATCCACTCCGATAGCAATATCTTGCCGGTATCGGTCTGAGTTTCTACAACGTCAATCTTTGACTGATTAATCTCCTTTTGGCGCTGCTTGCGTATCTTCTCCGCCTTGTTCAGTGTGGCTTTGTTTTTCTTGATAGCGGCATCGCTATCCTCGGGTATTATAAAAAGGTTGGGGATGCGTTCGTATGTACGCTTCCCGTTCAAGTAGATTTCAAGTCGAATGGACTTTCTGCCATCAACTTTATCTACCAATTGTATCTTTACGTTTTCTTTCGTATATTTGCCTGTAGCTTTGGTCATTTACTTTGCTTGATAAGTTCAGCGCAAAGGTACAACAAATATTTGAAACCGTCGCAAAAACGAGTAACAAAAATCACTAAATAATGGGTATTAGAATGCGGTAAAGAGAAACCAAAGTAAATTCACAAATAACTGATATATAGATTTATAATGTAATATCGCTTCTTATTAATTCTTTCCGATTCGGGAATTAAGGAATTAGGCTACCTCGACAGGATGCGAGCATCCTTTTCACAGCGAAAGCTGGCTATAACTGTAACTTTTTGAATTATAGATTAATCCCAGACCTCGCACGACCTAAATTTGCGCTGTCCGGGACTAAAA